TCTCAATAGAACCACTATCCTTGAGATGGTATAGGTCTGGGCGATCCGATCTAGCTCCCTCACGATTAAGCTGAGATAAGAGTATGATTGCTATATCATTCTCCAATGCTATCTGCTTAACCTTCTGAGATATCTGTGCGATCCCATCAGCCTTGCCCATCTTATTGGAATTAAAGGGAATCAATTGCAGGTAGTCTATGACCACTAACTTTATACCCTTTTCTTTTTTGTATCTGCGAACATCAGAAGCCAAAGTATTAATACTTTTAACTGCATGAATTGTGTACAGAGGAATGTTATCGAGTTTCTCCATAGCATCGTCTATCTTAGCTCGGTTCTCAGGGGTCTCCACAAGCTCCTCAGTTCGTTTCAAATCAAGATTGGATAGTGTGCCTATCATTCTCTTAGTAATCTGCTTCTGAGGCATCTCAAGGCTAAATATGAGGGTAGGAAATTTATCTCTTGAGGCTGATCGGAGTGCGATATTTAATGAAAGTGCAGATTTACCCACACTTGTTGGGGCGGCAATAGTAAATACACAACCTAATTCTAGCTTAATCTTATCGTCTAAGTGCTTCAAGTGAGTCTTAACATACTCATACTTGTAGTCACCACTAGCCATCTTATCATATTCATCTCTGATTATATCTAGAGAATGTTTGATGTGAGTAGTGTCCTTCTCTTGAGGTTGTATCTTATCTATCTCTTCGTTGACTGATTCAATGATGTCATCTGCTGTCTCATTTGATTCAATCTTCTCAAGGGCCAAAGTATACTGTCTCTTTAGAGTTCGTAGCTTAGATTTATCTAAGATTATTTTTACATATTCTGGCAGTACCAATGTACCTCTTTCGAGGGAATCAAGATTGATGATGGTGTGAATCAATTCATCGTTCTTTGCCTTGGCTGACTCAGTAACTGTAACTATATCTATAGGTGTACCAGATGCCGACAGTTCATTGAGGCATTCCCATATCTGCTGATGCTCTTCGTAGTGAAAGTCCTCAGCAATGAGAGAGCTTTGAACTCTCTCAAATACTAAGTCTTCTCCACCCTTGATGCAACAAGAGAGCAAGGACTCCTCTGCATCTCTATTGTGTGGTACTTGCATTATCTAATTCAGCAACTTTAGTTTGTAGTGAAGTTAGAACTTGTCCTAAGAATTTAATAAGAATCTTATCTGATTCCGGTAAGCCTCGTTGGCTTAGTTTTTTTTGTGTGTCATTTGCTACCTCGATAGCTTCTTTAATTTCGTACATAATTTTAGTGGTTGATTTCATAGTTAGATAAAAAAGCTAGGCTCGCATCTTACGAACCTAGCTGTGTTAGGGGTGAGATAATAGTTAAAAAGCAGTTCGCTTGAGTTCTTTATCTCTTTCGAGCATGCCTTGAGCAAGTAGACAATAACCCATGATGTCAAAGAATATATCTTCAACCTGGTCATTACCTTCTGTAACCTCAAGTTTACCATCCTTCGCAAATGTCATCGCTCGTTGGAACTTGTCTTGCATCCTAATGCACAGACCTACAAGAGGTTGCACACCGAAGTCTTCCGATCTATCAAAATTAGCGAATGGATTAGTGTTAGTAGTTCCGGTGGTGTAGTCATTATTCTTCTTAGCAGTAACTGCTAAAAGCCTTTCGACTACCTCCTCTCTGAACTCATCATACCAATCCTTATCGTAGTATTTAGGATCGTCTGCCTGCACAGATGGTTTTGGTGTTACCTTCATTCTTAGAATGGGTCTTCTTCAGTTTTATCGTCAGCCTTTGGTGCATCCTTTGCAGTAACTGCCAAAGAAAGAAACTTCATTCCAGACTTAGATGTTTTCTTCCATCCCTTGATCCAGAACTCTTTACCCTCGATATCGATGTTTCCTCGAAAGTCTGGGTGAGACTCTTTTTCTTTCTTGTCGTTGGGGAACAATGCTCCTCCATTAGTATTATCGTATTTTTCTGCCATGATTATAATTTTGTGGTTTTCTGTTATATATAACAATTTATTTAATGTTTGATTGAATAAAATCTTCTATCTCTGACTTTCTGAAACGAAAGCATCTTTGTGATAGTTGATAGGTTGGGAACTTTTTTGCTTTCACATAGCTCCTTAAAGAAGTCATATTGACCCCTAGTATTTCACAAGCCTCCTTTGGCTTGATTAGTTTCTCACAAGCTCGTGCTAAATCCATTCTTCGTCTTCTGTTTCAAGTGGTGATTGTTTAGTCACAGGCTTCTTATCTTTGAAGTCATGAGAAGCATCAGCATCCTTTGTATCATCACAGAGGAAGAGTGCATTGACTGCATACTTACGAGCATAGGATGATGCCGCCCCAAATGTCATACTGATATCCATTCCTTTTTTCTTTGGATCAATACCAGCTTGAGCTTTTGATGCACCGATTAATTTATTGGTATCAGTACAGTACAAGGCAACAGTAGCTTCGCAGAATAATATACCACCTAACTCATGTATCTCATCAGAGATTATAAGTGTGCAGTTGTATTTTTTTAGAAGAGGTTTCAGAGCATTGTTCTGATCCTCGTGGGTTCGGTAATAATAGTTTCCGAACTTATTGAACTGTGTCTTTGGAGCATTGAACTCCGACACGATGTTTAGTAACTTTTGTTTCATAAAATTTTTTAAGTAGTGTGCGATAAAGTTTAACCCTATCTTGTTGGTTATTACAAAGAGTTATTTCATTAGTGTCAACAAAGTAAAACGAATTTAGTAAATTAATTTGGTTTTCTTTTGGTTGGCCCTTAAATTTAGCTATCAATTGATTGAGTCCTACCGGATGTAAGTACCCACTTCTTGGGCGCTCAAGGAAGTCAGCTATGTTTCTCAATACATTTGGTAGGTCTTCAGCCTTGCCAGAACAGTATGAAAAAAACTTTCTTTCTATCACTCCCAATAGATTGTTGGCATTGAAATCAATAACCCCACGAATCTCTCCTGTCCTGTGGTCGTGGTCAACCACAGTCTTCTTCATTGGTTTTTGAAGTATAGGACAGATTCCTGGATCATGCCTCTCTCTGAACTCTTTTATTTTGTTGGCTGAGATATACATTCTACTGAGATGATTTTAAGTTTCGCACCTTTCTTAGTAGTACAGTAACCATCTTTAGTAGGTCTGCTAGTACACAAGAAACCAATCGCTTGCTTCTCATCCCTCGCCCATTTGCGAGTCTTGCCCATGTAGTCTTTTGGCATATCAAAATGTCGGTATTTGATTTCATATTTATTCAATGATTTTTTTGGTTAATGTTGTGAAAGCCTTGGCGGCAGTAGCAGGCACTACTCCATTTCCGAGTAGTCTGAGTCTGTCCACCCTGTTGGCAAGCCCATGAGTTGCTCCACCCAGTCTGGGTTCAGTCTTAACAACTCTTGGTTCTTCCCATTCGTACTGCTCTTCGTTTGGTCTAGCTGGCCAGTTCTCGCCAAAGCCTCCAAGCATTTGCTCGCTTGAGTGTTGCCCTGTAGCCTGTACTTCTCCTCGTTGGCACTCGGTGTCGGAAAGTCTTCCTTCACTTGTTGTGCTAGTGGTATCCCACCCTTGCGATTCGGCCTTGTTGAGTCGGTCGCACTCGCTCTCGGTGTCGACCAATTCTCCATCGTCTCGACTGCATCCTTCAGTTTGACACTCCACTTCACTCCTTGCTTGTTCTCCCGATAGAATCCCGACTTGCCCATCTTCGCATGAACTGTTCCACCCTCTGCATCGCTCGATCTCGGAGTTGGATATGCCAAGGATGAAGACTCTCTTTCTCTGATGAGGCGCTCCGACTTCACTCGCTGAGAATACTCCTGCCTCTGCCCTGTAACCCATTTCTTCCAATGTTCTGAGGACATATTGGAGAACTGATTCTCCTTCGTGGGTTTTGCTGCTGATGATTCCTTCAACATTTTCGAGGAGAATAATTCTAGGTTGGCACTCTCTGATTCCTTCTGCGATGTATGGGAACAGATGCCTTTCATCTTCAGTAGCTTTTTGTTTTCCAGCAGAAGAGAATGGTTGGCATGGAAATCCTCCAGAGAGGATGTCCACTCGTCCTCGAAACTTTCTGTATGGGAAGGTTTTAAGGTTCGTGTAAATAGGAGCTTCGTCAAGCCACCCTTTTTCAATCTTGTTCGCCAAGTTCGCAATAGCGAAGGCTTCGATCTCCACATAAGCGATTTCTCTGACATCTGGCAGAACTCTTCTGAGTCCGAGTCCGATTCCTTCATAACCTGTACAGAGGCTAAGGTGTGTAATTGTTTTGGTAGTATCCACATGATTCATATAGTTTTGGTTTAGTTACATTCTTATTTTCCAATAAAGTCGGCTGATGAGTTTCATGATCTCAATCGCTTCCTTAACTTGGTCTTCACTCCACACTTTGTGGTGGTGTTTTTTAGTAGTGATATCAATGCATACTGATATGCACTTCGGCTGATAGTCTAATCCCTTTCGTCTAAGCATCTCTGACTCAATGGCCAATTGCCAAAGGTCTTTGTCGTAGAACTGCCTAGATTTGCGGCACTTGTAATCAGCTAAAAATAATTCATTATCTTCTGAGCTTCGTAAGATTACATCAACTGACCCACAAGTCTTAATCCTGGAGTCAGAAATCATATATTCTGTGGCGATAATCTTATGCTCTTTTTCCTGCACCCAATCTAAGAATGGTTGAGCGAATGGATCATAGTATTCATCCTCTTCATACTCATCGCCAAACTTGTGGGCATTGAGTAACTTCTCAGCACAAGCATGAACCCTTGTACCAAACTCAGAACTGTAAATCATTTGGCCTGTTTCTGGGCATTCACGAAGACCATAGCAGAGCTTTTCCAAGCCTCGCCAATCTAAGTTGTCGTGTTCCTCCATCCGAGCATACTTAACAAGACTTCTCGGTTTATGGATTACATCCAGGAATGGATCACGAATTGTTGAGGATATTATTGTAGTAACTGAAGGGAAGCATTTCGCCCCATAAGACTTAGCTCCCTTAGGTGTGGTAATCTCCTCTTTAAGCTCAGGAGATTTAGGGTCAGAGCAATCATAAAAATGAGCCATACTGTTATATATGGCTCATTTGTACTAACTGTCAATTGCTTAATCTTCGCTTCGTAAAACTAGTCTCCGAATGATTCCTCCTCACAACATTGGCACATCTGCCTTCGTGAATTGTAGAGAATTTTATCGCCACAAATCCAACATTT